TAACCAAACCTGAATAAATAGTAATGCCGTTTGCAGTAATAAAAATAGGACACCTTGGCAATACAAACGGATAATAAATAGAAGCAGTGTTTAACGGGTCAAAGATTCGACTTACGTTGTATAACGCAACGGTGGCTGTCCCAGAATTAAACTGGTCTAACTGCCTGTTACGACCACGGTTAATGTTTACAGATTGCACATATTGAGTAACATCGGCAAATTGCAAGCCGCCTAAAGTGCCTGTGTCAAGTAGGCCAAAGGTTGCGTTGTTAAGTTGAAACGGTGTACCAAACCCCGTGGTTGTTTGGAAACCGATATAAACGGCGATTGTGGGCTGTGTCATGCTGGCGCAAACACTGTTCCTGAACGGCGTTGAGCCTTCAAAATGGCTTCAATAATTTGCTGACCTATTTGGTCGGGTGTGCTAATCAGACCAGCGTTAATCGTGATCGTGTTGCCACCCATGCCCATACCGCCGGCACGGTTTAACGGAATAACAGCTTCAGGGCCTGCTTCACCAATCATGGCAATAGTGGGCCCTGTGACTATGCCGCCTTCAGCTAGTCGAGGCAAATTAACAGTGGGAATAGTACCAAAGTTGACAAACGGACCGGCGGCTACGTCAATACCGTCAAGGATTGTGTTAAGTCCCTTAAGTGCAAAGTTAAGGCCGCCTTCCAACCCAGCTACAACAGCGTTAATGACACCCTTAAAAGCAGTGCCGATACCGTTAAAGATTGAGGCACCAAAATCTTTTATTGTGTCAAATGCTTCAATAATTGTGTCTTTGAAGTAAAGGATTGCGCCGACAGCCATTCCACCGGGGCCAAACAGTCCGAGCAACAAAGGTCGGAACTGCTCAAACTTGACAAACACAATCGCTGCGCCTGTCGCTATTGCGCCAAAACCCAAAACCATTGCGCCGAGTGGATTCAGTGCCATAGCGATATTCATGGCAACGATTGAAGCTGTAAGACCGACGATGGCGGCTCCTGCAATTTTGACCAGATCAGGGTTTTCCTGTGCCCATGTAGCGAACTTCATTAAGTATGGAATTAGTGCTTGCAAAGCGGGCATAACAGCTGCACCGATAGATTCTTTGAGTTCGCCCATTTGTATGTTCAGATTCTTCATACTTCCTTGGGTCGTGTTCGCAGCGACTGACGCTTGGCCTTCAAAAGTTTTGCCGAGAGCTGCAAATACTTCGTCGGTTGATGCTCCAGATTTGATGAGTTCGGCAAGTGCTGGATCTAACTTTTTGAGCGCCATAAAGTTTCCGTTAAATGCTTTTGAGAGCGCATCGGAGACAGAGCCGAGGTCTTTCCCTGTACCGGCTGAAATGTCGAGTGCAAGGGTGAGAAGGTTTTGTGCTTTGGTGACATCTCCTGTGCCACGAACGAGCGAATCAAGAGCTGGTCTGAGTTGGTCGTCGGCGACTGCTGCAGCTCTGGATGTCTTGGTTATAAAGTCCTCTACTGATTTGATTTGAGCTTCTGTTGCTCCGGTGACATTCTTGAGAGTTGTTCCGAGTTTTTGTGCTGCAGCGTCATCTTCGGCGAACGCTTTGACTGCATCGAAAGCGATAGCGCCGAGAGCTGCAAGAGCGAGGCCTGCCGGTACTGCAGCCTTTCTAATGGCGAAAGATGCTTTCTGTCCGTTCGTTTCCAGCTTCTTGAAATCGTTAATGGCTCTGTTCAAGCCTTTTGGGTTCCATTCGCTGATGATGGGTAGGTTGATTGCCATTAGCGTTTCACAATTCTTTTGTTTGTCTCATTCATCACTTCTACCACGATTTTGTCTACGCGCCGAGTGATCTCGTCCAGATAGTCGTCGGAGCGCGCCCACATGAAGCGTGAAGGTGTCCGAAGTTTACTGGTGAGCTCACTAGCAAAGTTTGGGCGTGCTCGAGCAGGGTTGCTGTTTCGTGTTGAGTTTGGGCCTCGGCCTGCCATGTCGGTCATTGATAGAGCTGCACCTTTGGCGGTGATGCGGACTGTGCCGATGGACTCAAATTCTGCACCTTGCGTCAGGTTGCGTTTGCGAGCTTTACGAGTGTCTACTTTGACGGTCACATTTTTTGACTCGTTCTTCCATGAAGTACGAGAGAAACCTTTTTGTCCAGACAGCGGAGGCGTGGAAGGGATTGAGTCTTTGATGGCGGAGACCAGAGGGTCGGCAGCGGACTTGATGTCTTTTGTGATCTGGCGACGGAGCGCAGGATCTACTTTGCCGATCTCACGGAGAGCCTGCTTCAGTCCGTCATACTCGATGCTGACTGATGCTGCCATTAAGTTTTCCGTCTTTGCTCGTTGATGATGTGGACGCAGGTCGCCAAATCATCTGTTTCGAATGTGATGTGTGGAGGCCAGAATCCTGTCTCAACTAGCAGAGCTGCTAGTTGTCGCCGGTGGCCTCCTGTGTAGGGACTGCAGATGCGGTCTCCACGACTTCCAAATCTTCCAACTTTGCCACGAACGCATCAAATGAGATCGGGACTGGTTGACCTTGCTGCTTACTGGCTTCGTAGGCCATGTAGGCGAGATCTTCCATTCCGATTCCGCTTGATAGATCTGATGCTCGGCGCTTAAACTTTCGTTCCCACGAAATGATCACGAAAAGGTTCGTGACTACTTGGTAGGTCTCACCATCGGTGAGTTTGACGCTGAGTGTGATTTTCATTTGTTCTCCTGTCGGGATTGGGATTGCTTATGGTTTACGGTGTGATGTCTCGAGCGTAAACGCCGCCCTTGAAGGTGGCCTCAACTACTGAGAGCTCGCCGACCGTTGCCATGATTGGTGTCACGGTTTCCAAATAGCAACCAGTGAGCGTGTACTCAGGGTTGGACGCTGTTTCCGATGTTCCAGAAGGGCTGATGACGATGGTGGAAATTACGCCGAACAAAGTGTTCAAGAATGTTTCTACTTCGGTTGTGCCGTAGCTTTGGAACAGTGTGAGGGTGAGCTCATTGTTGTACAATCCAGCGGTGAAAGTCCTTGAGGTTTGACCGAAGGCTGTGTTCTCAAGTGCTTCAGCGGTGAGCGTCAAGGTCGCTGCTGAACAGTGATCCGTGAGCGCCATAGCGGAAGGGCTCGTGACATTGACGGTCGGGTTTGATAAGTAGGTAACTGTTGCCATAGTGGGTTCCTTTATACGCGGCTGGTGCCGATTCTTATTGTGAGGTCATAGGCAGGAAGCTCGGCAGATCCAATCTGAGCGATCGTGGGTCTGCCAGAGATGACTGCGAGGGAGGAGTTCATTAGTTGATCAACGACTCCGAGTATGTAGTCCGTAGTGTCTTGGTTGCCGGGTGGCGCGCCCAACACTCGGAGATCAATTGTGATGTCCGCTGTTTGGTTATTGAACGAAGTGAAAACAGGTAACTCAATAAATACAGTGAGCGGTCGAGCGTTCCGAGGATCAGTGACCGGCACAAGGTTGAGAGCTGTGATCGTCGCCGAGACAGCGTTGATCGTGTCTGTGAAGATTCCTGCCATCTCATGCCACTTGCGCTCTCTTGATTCCGAGAAGCGAGTTAATTCGGCCCATGGAAGCGACTGGTGCGGAGATGTTCATGTCTTGGAAACTATTGAAGGAGTCAATGCTGCCGCGCTCTCGATACAAGCTTGCAGCCATTAACACGGCACCGGCGAGGACTGCAGCATCTGGAACAGTGATCAGATCGTCTTTGTAGCCGGCTTGAGACCTCCGTTTGAAGCAGTAGGCATTACTGGCATTAACTGATGTCGTCATGAAGGCTGTGTCGTTTGCTGTTGCTCCGCTAATGCCAAGAAACTCGGTGAGCTGAGCCACATCGCACCACTGGCACTCTGTCGGGGCAGTCCAGACAAGCGATCCGACAGGATCAACAGCTGACCGCTGAAGATCGTCGGCTACAAGTTGAAACAGGATCTGGTTTGTGTAAACGATCTGATCGTTGAAAAGGTAGTCGCCGGCTTCGTTAATTCCTGTGAAGTAGTAGATCGGAATCTGGAACACAATGTGTGTGCCGTTAATGTCGGAATCGCATCCTGAGAGTGTGATCTCTTGTCCGACAAGAATGTCGGTGGACTCGAGAGTCTGAACCACGCACACATTGTCAGTAATCTGCTGATGTGTGACGGTGAATGTGGACATGGTTCAGACTGCGTTCGGAATCAGGCTTGTGGAATCTTCATGAACTGGTTTGCGTCAATCATGATTGGTGCGAAGTATCCACGGAAGGCCACATCGCGTGAGAGCGTTGATGCTCCCGAACCAATGTCGGCAACGATTGCGCCCTTCTGTTGCTCGTAGCAACGGAACGCTCCAGTGGCGGCCGCTCCCACAATCGTGGTCTTCG